CTTAATAACTTTTTATCCATCAAGTATTATAAACTTACCATTGCAAGTTGAAGCAACTTACTTTAGGTATCCTAAAGAACCTAAATGGACATTTACTTCTTTAGCGGGTGGTGAGCCTGTCTTTAATCCATCGCAACCTGATTATCAAGATTTTGAAATAGGAATGCAAAATGAAACTTCATTAGTTGTCAAGATACTTCAATATTGTGGTATATCAATTAGAGAAACATTAGTTGCTCAATTTGGAAAACAAGAAGAGATGGAGAACAATGCACAAATACCATAATATATAAAACATGGCGTATATATCACAGTATGAATATTATGAGAATAATGGAAACAATCCCGAGGACTTAAATTGGGGTTCATACCAATATGTTAGTTTAGCTGATATAGTAACTAACTTTCTTTTAATGTATTCAGGGAATCATTCTTTAGTAAATAACGAAGAAAGATATAAGATATTGTTCCACGCAAAACGTGCAGTTCAAGAACTAAACTATGACGCATTTAAAGAAATAAAAATATTAGAATTAAATGTTCCAAATACATTAAGATATATCTTACCTTCTGACTATGTTAATTGGGTAAGAATATCTGTATATGAAAATGGTGTACTAAGACCATTAAGTGAAAACATCCAAACACTTTCATCAAAAGCATATCTTCAAGATAACCTTTCAAATATATTATTTGACCAAGATGGCAATGCCCTTTCTCCTCAATACTCTAGTATAGATTTTGATAGAATTACAGGGACAAAGAAGTCAATATACTTAAACCAAGCAAGCCAATTTAATGGACAAATGGGATATAATGTAGATGGGTATTGGTATTTTGATTATGCTATAGGTGCAAGGTTTGGTTTAAATACAGAAACGGCAAATGCCAATCCTACATTTACAATAGATAAAAAATCAGGGGTTATTAATTTTGATTCAGGAATGTCTGAGAGATTATGTATTCTTGAATATGTTTCTGATGGAATGGAAAATGGAGATAATTCTTTGATTACTATAAACAAACTATTTGAGGCATATGTTTATGCTTCTGTAAAATATGAAATTTTAAATTCAAAGTTTGGTGTTCAAGAGTATATTATTCAAAGAGCCAAAAAAGATAAGCAGGCGTTATTAAGAAATGCAAAAATAAGAATAAGCAATATTCATCCCGGTAGACTTTTAATGAACCTAAGGGGATTAGATAAAATGTTAAAATAATATGCCAAAGTTTACTAGAAATTTTACTGCAGGTAAGATGAACAAAACTTTCGATGAGAGAGTTGTTCCTAATGGCGAGTATATTGATGCGATGAATATCAGAATGGGTTCGACAGAAAATTCTGAATTTGGAGTTATTGAAAATACAAAAGGAAATATTTCACTTACAACTTTAAAATTTCAAAATACATTATTAAGTGTAGACGCTAGATGCATTGGTGCATATGAAGACGGCTCAATAGAGACTATTTATTGGTTTGTACATGACCCTAGTTTTCCATTAGGTAACACAGGTAAAATTGATTTAGTTGTTTCATTCAATACAAATACATTTTCTTTGACGTATCATGTTATTACCATAGATAATGGTGGTGGTGTAGATACAACATTAAATTTTGATCCTCAGTATTTAATTACAGGAGTAAATAAAATAGAAGACTTATTGTTTTTTACGGATAACTATAATGCTCCAAGGTCAATAAATGTAACTAGAAACTATGCTATTCCTTCAGGTGCTCCGCTTATTGATGCGGGAAGCACTACAGGGCAAGCGCTACTTGAAGAATCATTACTTGTAATTAAAAAACCACCTTCAGAAGCTCCAACTGTAGAGTTAATAAATACCGCAGGAGAACAGAATTTTTTAGAAGAGAGGTTTATATCATTTGCTTATAGATATTTATATGCCGATGGTCAATACTCAGCCACATCTCAATGGTCTGACATTGCTTTTTCACCAAATGGGTTTGAATTAACTATTGAAGCATATTTGAACGAGGGAATGATAAATGCATTCAATGCTTGTAAAGTAACTTATTATACAGGAAACTCTCTTGTTTTAGGCATAGACTTATTATTTAAGCAATCAGAGAGTAATATAATAAAAATAATTGAAAAACAAAATAAGGCTGACTTAGGTATTCCAAATAATACAACTAAAACTTTAACGTTTGACAACAGTAAGATTTTTACTGTTCTGCCTGAAGCTGAATTATTAAGATTATATGATAATGTACCAAGATTTGCTCAGGCTCAAACACTTATGGGCAATAGGTTGATGTATGGAAACTATGTTGAAGGATATGATTTGGTGTCACTTAATGGACAACCATTACAACTTACATATACAGCAACTTTAATGCAAGATGAAATAGGTTCAGAAACTTTAACTTCAAGTTCTGAAGATTCTGTTTACACTATAGATGGAAATCATACTGTGCCTCTATCTATTTTAAGAATAGATTTTGCTTCTTTAGCTTCGCCAACTTATGCGTCAAATTTAATAGCAGGGGCTACAATACAAGTTAGATTAGTATTTACAAGTGATGGTTATACAGGAGGAGCACCTACAACATCAACAGGAAATACAACTATTTCATCAACATTTACTCTTGCTTCAGATTATTTAAGTCCATATGATTTGTCTCAAAGTGTTGAATTTGAAGATTGGGTAGGAACGCTCACAAATATACTTCCTGTATATGACCCAAATCCTGCAACTTTGACTTCTTGTTCGGGAAGTACATTTACAGATATTTTTAATTGTAATATACCTGCAAATCAAGCTAGTGGATGGCAAAAAAGAGCTTCAGGAATTACTGCTATAGATGAACCTATAGCAATAGTGACAACTATTACATCTCCTTCAGACACTTTTATTGACTTACAATTAGTTGCAATGCAATACGAAGACGTAAACAATCTTGGAAATTATGCGTATGAATATTATAGCATAGTAAGCAGTCTTGTTACATTTAATAAACTTGGAAATGCAAGGAGTTTGCATAGCAATAGAGGATATGAGATAGGAATTGTTTATATGGATGATTTTTTACGTTCATCAACAGCACTTGTAAGCCCCTATAATATAGTTTACACTCCTTGTTCATCATCACCAAATAAAAACTCAATACAGGTAAACATACCTGTGTCACAAGTTGCTCCATATTGGGCAACAAGATATAAGTTTGTAATAAAACCTGACCAAGAAGGATATCAAACAGTATACTCAACTCTTGTCGTTCAAGATGTAGACAGTTTAATTTGGTTTTTACTTGAGGGTGAAAATATGCAAAAAGTTGAGGTTGGTGATAGACTTATTGTAAAAAAAGATTCAAGTGGTCCAACTGAAAGTTGTTTATATACAACTGTTTTAGAAAAAATAGCAAAACAAAAAGATACAACATTTCTTATTGAAGGAGTGTATATGCGATTGGAAGCAGGTAATTTTGAATCACAGGTTAGTCCTATTCCAATTTATAATGATAACGGTTCAGGAGCAGAAAGAGCTAATGTTGATTGGTCAGACCCTGCTTTTCCTGTTCCTCCTGCATTACTATACACAGACCTTGATATTCCTGTTGGTTCAACAATAGGAATTATGCTATACACTTATAGAAAAAAAACATTGTTTTGTGTAAGAAGAGAAGCTAATCCTTCTACTAGTTATGCTTATTTTACTGCTACTCAATCTTATGTTAGTATAGTAGATTGGTTTACAATAAATCAAACAGCTATTATGGCGTCATTAACATCATTAACAGCAGGTGGTGGAATGAGTTGTATATTTGTAGGTGTTTATAATTTATCTCTTGCTGCTATACAAGTTCTTGTAACAAGTGGAGTAGATAGAGATGTTATAAAGTTATATATAAATCATGACCCTGCTGATAATAAGTTAACTTTTTGGATGTCGGGAACTGAAGTCTGTGATGGTAACGGTACTACACAACTAAAATTTTCATTACAAAGAACTACAATAGAACCTGATTTCATATTTGAAACACTTCCAATAGATGCTTTACCCGATGTGTTTTTTGAAAATAATTTGTCATTTGCTATAAATCCTACTACAGGAGAACACGATGGAAATGTGCAAAACCAAGACTTTGCTTTAGGTCAAGATGCAATTATAGACACAGGTTTCTTTAATTGTTTTTCTTTTGGAAATGGAGTTGAAAGTTATAAAGTTAGAGATTCAATAGTAGGAAGAGAATTTAATCTTGGAGAAAGAGTAACATCTGTTTCTGCTCAAGATTATAAAGAAGCACATAGATTTTCAGACATAACATATAGTGGTATATATAATACTGAATCCAACTTAAATAAATTAAATGAGTTTAATTTAGGACTTTTAAATTATAAATATTTAGAGTCTTCTTTTGGATATATATATGTTTTAGATGGTAGAGAAACAGATGTCTTATGTCTTCAAGAAGATAAGATATCATATGTACTAGCAGGAAAGAATTTATTGTCAGATGCAGGAGCAGGTAGAGCATTAACTGCAGTCCCTGAAGTATTAGGAACTCAAATTGCAAGAACTGAAAAATATGGAATAAGCCATAACCCTGAAAGCTATGTCCAATGGGGTGCTGATAGATATTTTACTGATACAAAGAAAGGCGCTGTAATTCATATTCAAGGGGACTCAATGCAAAGCGACCAACTAAGAGTGGTATCTGAATTTGGAATGAGAACTTGGTTTAGAGATGAATTTATTAATGCTCAAACTACACAGAAACTTGGTGGTTATGATCCATATATGAATGAGTATGTACTAACAAGTAACGACATACAAGTACCAAGCGTTATAGAATGTATTGGATGTGGTCAAATAAATTCATTTAATATAGACAATACAGGTAAACCTGAAAGAATAATAAGTTATTGTGTAAAATTAAATAATTGCATTGCAGATGGAAATATTGTATTGCAAACAGGTTTTGTACAAGCAGGAGGAGTTACTGTAGATGTAACTTATGATGGGACTACAACTACATCAGGTTTTATAGATACAGGTCAAACTATTAATATTCCTTATTCAGTAAATAATCCTATTGTACTTGAATTACAAATTGTTATAACAATTACTGCAGGTGCAAATCTTACTTTTGATATTAACAATCAATGTCAAGAATGTAATGAAATATTTTTAGTTGAAGTAGTAATTACTGATGGTTCAAATTCGGGAATGTTTATACATAATCAATATAATTATTTTGACCCTTTAATACCATATTCATCGCCATTACAAAGCAATCAAGTTACTTTTGCTTTTCCAAGTTCCAATCCTCTTGTATCATATTATAACATTGATGCAGGTTTTTGGGGTCAAGGAAGTTTTCCATATCCCGGAGTAGATATGAATCTATATACAAATAAAATAGGTACTGATGACTTTGATGTTACAGTTCCTCCTAATAAATTTTTGTATCATACAAGCAATACAAATTATCCTAATAACCCGGCAAGTATTACAACACTTTTATCTGTTGCTACAAATATAACTCCACTTACACAACCAAGTTTGACTCAATGGAAAGGAACTTTTACTACTCCTTCCTTACAGAATTTCTTATATTTAATTTGGGATTTAAGACAAAGTACGGCTGTAGAGTTATGTTTTAGTGAAGATGATTGTACAACTGCTTGTACAGATTGTTATACTCCTCCACCTTGTAATTGTGGGT